CAGCTGCCCCGCTTGGACCTGCTGGCCCTTGCGGCCCAGTGGCTCCCGCCACGCCGGGAATGCCCTGCGGCCCTTGCGCTCCCGTGGCCCCGGCTGGGCCAGCAGCACCTGGCGGGCCTTGCGTGCCCGCTGCACCAGCTGCCCCGACGCCGCCTGACGCACTGGCCGAGGTGCTCGAGCTCGTCACGGCCGCCGACACAGACGCACCGGAGACGGACGCCGTGATCGGGCTGCTCGTGACGGTTGCGGTGGTCGTCACCCGACTACCTCCACCTGGCCCTGTAGTGCCGTCCGCCGCACGCTGCCGGGGGCATCCCACTCAAGCCGCCAGCCATACGTGCCGACCGGCAGGGCCGTCGTCTGCGTCTCAGTCAGTGCAATGTTCACGATGCCAGCCGCAGCGTTTGTCAGCGTGGTCGTGAACGCTGTCACCGTGTTGCCGGTGACGAGCGAAGTGATCACGGCCGTGACCGTGTAGCCGGTCATCGTCGTCGGCGAGAAGTCGATGGCCGTGCTGAGCTCGTCGCCTCGGCGAAGCGAGAGACCCAGCTGGCCCGGCAGTTGTTCGTAGGTGCTCATCGGTAGGCTCCCCAGCGGCACGAGTCGAGAAGCGACTTCACGCCAAACTCAATCTCGTTTGATACGGAGCCTGCTGCCTCTCGCCGGTCGTACCAGTGGGCCACGAGCATCAGGATCGCGTGCCGGATCTGCGTGGGCACGCTGCGGCCGTCTTCGCCGTAGCCGCCCCACCAGGTGATCACCACAGCGTTCTCGTCCCGGCGATGCACAGGCCACGCCTGGTCGAAAAGCGGGCTGATGCTGCCCGGCGTCGAGTGCCGATCGACCCGGTACTCGTTGGACGGGAACACCACCACGGCACCGCTCTCGGTCGTGTAAGTGATTGCCACGGCAGTGACGGCAGCGGCCGTGGCCATCGGCGGCCGCGGCAGCTCGATGTTGTCCATGCCGTTCAGCGGAAATTCATCCATCCGCATGGTCCACTGGGTGTGGACGAGCGAGCGGTCCAGATACTCCTCGACCCAGCCGCGAGCAGAACCCACGAGGCCCATCACGTAGGCATTGTCGATGTCGTTATCCACCCGCAGGTGGGCCTTGGCCTCCGTGAGCGTCACGGGCTCGACGACAGGCTGCGTGGCTCGTGTCAGGCTGCGGTACGTCATCGCTTCGTTTTCCTGCGTGGCGTGGCGTCTGCCGTCCTGGTTGGCGTTTGAACAGCAGCGGTCTCGACCAGCGGGTGCTGCTTGTCCTCGACGGCAACTTTTCTGGCGATCAGCTCAGCGGCCAGACCGCCGGGAATGTCCACCGTCTGGCCCGAGCGGTACGAACGCCACGACCGAACAAACTTCAGTTTCACGATTGTCCTACGCTCCATGCAGTTTCGGGGGCCTTGTTGGTCTTCATCCAGTCGCCTGTGTATTGGAAAACAGGCTTGCCGAGATCGCGGCCCGGCCACGTTACGACGTATTCGCCGTGGCCGATCGACACCCGTGGCGTCACGAAACACTTGTTGCCAGAGTCTCGCCAGGTGCGCCAGAACCCGATGTCAGAATCGACGCGGCCTTCGCCGTAGCTGCCCTGCGGATCGGGCTGTTCCCAGAACCACGGCTTCCGCATTCGCTTGAGGGCCGCCGTCGAGAGGATCGTGCAGCCGAAGTGCGCCGAGTCCACCTGCTGCACAGGCTCGGCAAACCACGCGGCCGGCAGGGTGGTCGTGCCGCTGGTGGGCGGATCGTCGAGCGTGCCCAGCAGCGTGAGCATCGGGCGGCCGTCCTCACGCTTTACCTGCAGCGGGGCGAGGGCGTCGCATTGGAACGCCAGCGCCATGGCGAACAGCTGTTCAATGTCCTGCCGGCTTACGAAAGTGTCGTAGTCCAGCGTGATGATGTATTCGCACTGGTCGACGAATTGCTCCATCATCCGCGTGAGCACCTGGCTCCAGAACGCGCCCTGGCCGAGCGTGGGCCGGATGCCGAGGGGCATCAGTGCCTGAGCCCAGCCGAACAGGTTGGCGAGTGGGCCAAACCGTGGGCCAGACAGAATTGCCTCGGCCCGGATCTCGACCTCGGTGCCGCCGACCTTGATTAACATGCAACCTCCAAATGAGAGCGGGCGGCCCCGTGTGGAGCCGCCCGCTCAAGATTGCACACTCGTCAAGCCGCTAGGCTCAGGCAGCGCCCACGAGAGCGATCACCGGGCCAGCGACCGTGTCGCTGCCGAGCGTGTGGTGGCTGATGCCAACACGAGCCGTAGCACGGATCACGGTCTGATCCGAGAGGAAGTTGACCTGGTCCGAGCTCTGCACCTCGAGATCCCGGCGGCTGCCGTAGATCGACGAGTTGGTGAGGTTGGCGTAGAGAGCCATGACCGCACTGGACGAGTCGGCCGAACCGGGCAGCTGATCGGTCAGAACGACCGGCGAGCCGAGGAAGGTCAGGCCCATGCCCTGCGAGAGACCGACCGAGCCGCCCTGGTTGAGGTCCAGAGCCTGCATGCAGCTGGCGAAGAAGAACGGCGAGCAGTACCACTTGGCACCCTGCCGGCTGTGCTGGGGCATCTTCGCCATCATGGCCAGCAGGTTGGCCTTGGTCACCTCGTCGGGAGTGTCACCCGCCGCAGTCACCAGCGAGGCCGCATAGGTCGCAGCCGAGGCCGCGAGAATGCCGCCCGTGTAGGTGGTCACGAGACCGGCCACCGCAGGAGCGTTGCTCGGGTTGCCGGCCCATGCCGCCGTCTCGATGGCGTTCGACAGGGTCAGGGCCAGCTCGGCCGCGATCCAGTCGGCGATCGACACGATTGAATCCTGCAGCAGCTCGCTCGACACGACCACCGCACCGCCGACCTTCTTGGCCGTCACGGTAACCTGCGAGGCACTCGGGTCGCTCGCGGTGATCGCGGAGTTTTCCGAGAGCCAGTAGCCTGTCGTCCCGCCGGTACGCTTCGGGAAGAGCACCACGTCGGACGGCATCTGCAGGTTGGTCGCATTCGCCGCGAAGGCGGAATACTGATCGACCAGGCGGAGCACCGTGCTCGACAGAACATCCGGCACGAAGTTGGCACCGGCACCGCTGGCACCGCCGAGAGCACGAGCCTCGACGCCGTGATCAGCACACCACCGCTTGGCGTGGGTGTCGCCGCTCTTGGCCCGCAGCCACATGCCCGCCTTGTAGGCGTCCTCTTGCTTCTCGAAAGCGCGGAGCTTGCCGCTGTGCGACACGGCCTGCACTTCGACGGCCCGCTCCTCGGTCACCTCGGGGGCCGGAGCGCAACGCTCCACCACCGCCCGCAGGTTCTTGGCCGACTCGGCCACGTTCTTTTCGAATTCGATCTTCTTGGAGAGCTTGGAAGCATCGGCCGTCAGCGTCTCGAGCTCGAGGTCACGCTCGGCGATCTTGTCGGCGTCGCCTTCGATGGCACGCACGGCGTCGATCCGGTTGGCGAGGGCAGCCGCTTCGTCCTGAAGCTTCTTGAGAGTGTCCATGTGCGGTGAATCTCCTGCGGCGGTATTGCCGATGGAGTCCACAATCGCACTAGGGCCGTGGCCCCTTGCAGAACCGCACTTCGGAATGTGTTGTTTTTACAAACGCCACTCCGCGAGCGCCGCACCTCGGGCAGCGGAGATACCGCTGCCGCTCGTTGCCGACCGGCCTGCTGGATCGGCACCGCAGACGCTCACCGCACTGGCACCGCACGTCAGACATTTCTGAGCCTCAGTGTCCACGCAGCAGCTGCGTCACGCACGAGCGAACGCTTGGCGATCTCGGCCGGCGTCTGCACCGGCTGCTGCGATTGCATCCACGCCTCGTACGAACGCATGGCAACGGCAGCGGATGTCGATGGATACGCTGGCACCAGAACCGGCCCCACGTCGTAGAGGCCAGACACCTCTCGGATCTGTCTGACAGCGTTGCCGTCCTCGCCCTGGCGGAAGCCCTCGCCGCCCTTGTCGACGGTGAACGCAAACGACGAGCCGCGAACGTCACGCCGCGAGATCAGTTCCATAACGTCGGCACGGCTCACGGGTGGAGTGACCACATACCGCAGCCCCTTCTCGTCGCTCGACAGTTCCAGCGTCCCGCTCGACGTGCGGCCCAGCACGATGTTGCTGTCGTGGTTGAACAGGGCGACAACGTCCTGCTTGCCACGCTGGCGGGTGAGAATCCGGTCGAATGCCCCCGGCAGGATCTCCTCGCGGAAGCCGCCGAGGTCGAGGCTCAGCCGATTGTAGACGGCAGCGTACCCGACGATCGCGGCCCGGCCGTCGGCCCGGCTCTCGACGATCAGCTCGTTGTCATCCTCAAAGGCGAAGTCGCGGCGTTCAATTTCCATCGGTGCTGTCCTCCTGTTCGACCTGGTCCTCTGCGTCGTCGGCTGGGCTTGCTTCGTCCTCGACGGGCGGCACCGGCTCTGGTGCCGGCGGCTCTTGGCCCACCTTTTCCAGCGTGGTCATGTTCAACTGAACGAAATGTTGATCACCCTCTGGCCCGATTGGGTTCAGGTTCTCAAGCTCGCGGATCTCGTTGACGGTCATCCAGCCGTTTTGCAGTGCCGACACGTAGTAGGCCGACCGGCTGGCGTGATCGCCACGCAGCAGGCCCGAGACGCTGTGCTCGGCGAAGTAGGTCTCGTCGTCCACGATGAGGTCGCGCGAGATCGCCGCCTCCCACCGCTTGAGATGCGGCAGCAGGCAGTGCTGCACAAACTCCGTGCCCTGAACTTCAATGTTGCTGTACGTGCTACGGGTCAGGTCTTGGATCATGTGCGGCGGCACGCGGAACGCACGGCAGATCTCGATCACCTGGTACTGCCGCGTCTCGAGGAACTGGGCCGCCTCGTTGCTGCCGGAGAGCTCGTGGGCCTTCACGCCGTTGGGCAGGACCGCTGTGCGGAACGCACGGTCAGGCCCCCGGTGCATCCGCTCCCACTGCTCGCGGAGTCGCTCGGATGCCTCGGGCGGGATCGGGTTGTCCGATTCCAGAACGATGCCCGGCCGGGCACCGTTGCCGAAGTATGTGCTGCCGTGGGCCTCAAGAGCCTGAGCCAGGCCGATGGCATTCTGGAAAAGCTTGTAGGTCGGGATCGGCTTGATGCCGTCCTCGGTCGTGAACCGGAGGGCGAAAATCTGTTCCTGCGAGTAGGTCGTGATCTTCCCCGTGGGCTCTTTGTACCTGTACCGCAGCCGGCCATCCTCCAGCCGCTCGGCCTCCATCCTCGACGAGTGCAGCGGCCACAGCTCGGAGATCGCACCTCGAGCACCAGGGCGGATCTCGGCGTAGCTGGCCCCGTAATGCAGATACATCCCGGTCATCCAATCGCGGAACTCCTGCGCCGTCTGCCACGGGTTGGGCTGCATGTGCAGGAGTCGGTAGACAGGATTCGACGGGGCCTTGGCCTTGCCACCATTGGCCAGCCGCTCGTAGACGTGCAGCGGCAGCGAGCTCACAGCGTCCGAGATCACCCGGATACACGCCGTATAGGCCGAGCAGGCCATAGAGTTGTCGGCCGTGACGCGGATGCCAGACGGCGTCCGGCTGCCGCCGTCGCCGTGCCATTCGATGCCACGCAGGTCGATCATCTTCCAATCGGCGGCAGCGTTCTCACTCATAGCGTGATGATGTCCCAAGATTGTGCTGGTGCTGGTGCGGTCGATGTCGCGTGGATGCCGAGGGCCATGATCAGGGCGACGATGCCGTCGATCCGCTCCGTGCTCTTGGCCTTCGACGGTTTTTTGTTTCCTTGGTGATCGCTCTGCACCGCCACGTTGGAAGCCTGCCACGCCAGCACCGGGTGCCCGCCGTGCAGCAATTTGCCGCCGACCACGGCAGCCTCCAGCGCAGCCGTAGGGCTCGACATGGAGCCGTATCCCTGCCCAAAGCCTAAGACGTTTATCCCGTCGCCTTGCAGTTGTCCCGTGATCTGATGGGCGTTCCAGCGGTCGATCGCCACCTGCCGGATGTTGTATTTCTTGGACAGCGCGACGATGTCGGCTCGCACCTTGTCGAAGTCGGTGACGTTGCCCGGCGTGAGGTGCAGCTTGCCCGCCTTGGCCCACACGTCGTACGGGACACGGTCCCGCTTCACCCGGTCCCGCATGTTCTCTTCGGGAATCCAGAAGTGAGGCTCGGCCCAGAAGGTGCCGTCCTCGAGCGGGAACAGCAGGCAGAAGCAGGTCGTGTCGTAGGTGGTGGCTAGGTCGAGGCCGCCGAAGCACTCGCGGCCGTCGAGCATCACCGGGCAGGGCTTGTCGCCCTGCGCCCAGTGAGACATCTGCAGAAAACGCGTGTCCTGTTCCGTCCAACAGTTGAGGTGCAATCTTTTGAACGTGTTCTCTTCGCTCGGCATGTCCTGTGCCCGCTTGCACCGGACACGCAGGTCGTCGAGCTTCACCGATACGCCGAGGTTTGGGTTGGCCTTTCGCCACGTAGCCTCGGCAGTCCAATCATCTGCGGGATCAGCTGCATAGATCGCGGGCAGGAAGGTGTCGTCTTTGATCGCCCCATCACGGACAGCCAGGGCGTAACGCCAGATTTCCCAGCAGATGCTTTTCCTGTCGTAGCCGGCCGTGGTGATCGCCACGCACAGCGGCTGCCTCCGGGCTCCGGTCGAGGTGGTCATCACGTCCCAGAGCTCGCGGTCGGGCTGGGCGTGTAGCTCGTCGAAGATGATGCCGTGAGCGTTCAGCCCGTGCTTCGTGAACGCCTCGGCAGACAGGGCCTTGTACGTGGTGTGTGTGTCCTCACGGACGATGGAGTTGCGGAAGACTCGCAGCCGGCTCCGCAGCTTGGGCGAGTTCTCTACGCAGACCTTTGCCATCTCAAAGACCAGGCGGGCCTGGTCCCGGTCGGCAGCACACGAGTAGATCTCGGCACCCGGCTCGCCGTCGAACATGAGTTTGAGCGCAATCCCAGCGCAAAGCGTGCTCTTGCCGTTCTTGCGTGGGATCGCCAGCAGGCTCGTGCGGTACTGCCGCACCTCGCCGTTCATCGTGCCGAACAGTTTGCCGACGTAGTCCTTCTGCCACTGCTCGAGCACAAACGCTTTGCCGCCTAGCTCGCCCTTGCTGTGCGTCAGGTTCTCCTCAAAGAACCGCACGGCGATGTCGGCAGACTTGGCATCAAGCGAACATACGGGCGTCGTCGTCGTCTTCTTGCGGGCCTTGGTCAACAGATGAGACCCTCGCCAGTGCAGACGCCGTCAGGCCGAACTCGGCCGCAAACTTCAGCATCTGATTCCGTGCGTCACGCTTCCTGTTCCACGCCGGGTGATTGCTCACCCTACCCTTGTCGTCAATCAGAGTAGTGCCGTTGGCCTTGAGCTCCTGGTCGGCCTGGACCATGTCCGCGAAAGAGTCGCAGTAGGCCGCGAGCGTCTGCTGGTGACGCGGGCTCATCACCTTCGACGCCTCGAGCATCGGAACGATCCGGTGCCACTCAGCTGAGGCGACCTCCGACAGCCACGCCGGGGCCGGCGGCACGCCAGGCGGTGCGTCGATCCCGGCCTTGTGCGGCCCCCTAACGCGAGAGCCACGCAGACTAAGGATCGCCTTAGGAGTCGGCTTTCTGCCCTTACCCATCTAAATGGCCTCCCAGGCGACGATTGATGGGACGATTTATTTCACACCCCTCGTTTTCGGCCGCAAAACGCAAACTTTCAATTTCGGCCATGCGTTTACTCGGG